ACAAAGAATGTAGAAGCAGGAGTCCGAGCGGCCGGTGGTACGAAGGACCTTGATATAGATTATTCCTGGGGCGGGGATATGTTGACACATCCTAAATCTGAGAGGTAGTATATGAATTGGCTGGAATTAGCAAAGGTGGTAAAAGATGTTGGGTTAGCAACTGGAGCGTTTGCGTTATGTGCGTGGATTGTAGTTTATATAGTGAAAAGGGTTGCAGTTAATCTTGATAAGTTAACATTAGTCCTTGATAAAATGATATCTAAACAAGATCTTTTTATGTTGAGAGTTAAAAATGAACATGATGCTGCAGCGGAAGATCATAAAGAATTTGCTAAACAGAATAAAGAAATTACATCAGCTTTACTCAGAGTAAATGGATATAAGGATAAGTAATGAGTCTTGATTTAATAAGAGCGGCAATAAAAACAATAATGGAAGACGTTTCCGGGATCGGTAAAGTCCATGATTACCAAAGACTTACCCATGAATGGAAACAATATCAGAAGCTTTTTACTAAAGATGATATTGTTAATATGTGGGAAATAGAACGTACTGAAGCAAGAAGATGGGTTGAAGCAACACAAGGGCCCGCGGGCGGTGTTGAAAGAGTGGTACATAATTTTATATTACGAGGATTTTATCGTATAAACGATGAACAAGAAAGTGATAAGACATTTCAGAATCTTGTAGAAGGAGTATGCCAGGCATTCAGAACAAAGCCGGATCTCAAAGTTTCCGGGACGTCATACGCAGAAGTAGTACATGAATCGGAAGAAAGACCGATTATAGCTACAATATATAAAGATTTTCTTGGGGCTGTACTCTGCCACGTTGCAGATATTAGTGTTTCTGTTCAAGAAAAAGTAACATTTTCAGTATAAAGAATAAGGAGGGTATAATGTTAACTCGTAAAACACAGGTCTTAATAAAAGCAGAAGATACTAATGGAACATGGAACGCTCCAGAGAATACTGGTGGCATTTTAGCGTATGAGGTTGTAGCCACTCCTGCGTTTGAAATGTTCAAACGTGATCCTATGCATTCTGATTTATCTCGTTATCAATCACTTACAGGTAAACAGACAGCTTCTATTACATTTAAAACAGAAGTTCGTGGTGATGGCGCGTCTGTTGATCCGCCGGATAATATTCAAGTTCTTTTACTCGCGTGTAAAATGGCTGTATCCGGAAGCACTATCATACCGAAATCTACATCTGATACGACTATTTCTATTCAGGTAGAAGAAGATGGTATTCATAAACAGTTTAAAGGATGTGGCGGTAATGTTAGGCTGACCGGGACGGCCGGTGAACCTATGTTTTTTGAATTTACATTCATGGGTACAATCCACGATATTGCGGCAGGGGATTTAACAACGCTTTCAGGTATACCTACAACTGTACCGCCTATACTTATCAGCGCTTCATTTTCAACGAATGTCGGAAGTTCGGAAAGTCATCTGATAAACACTATTGAATTTGATCTGCAGAATGAAGTTGTAATGTCACCGGATATTAATACATCTACAGGTGTAAAAGCCGCGAAGATCGTTGGACGTGAACCGGTAGGTAGTTTTGATCCTGAATACAATACAACTTATGATTGGTTAAATGCTATCATATCGAATACGCAAGGCACGTTATCTCTGACTTTAGGTAGCTCTCAATATAATAACATCAGAATAACTTGTCCTCAAATCAGGTTCCTTGCTATGGACCCGATGGATCGCGACGGTATTCGTGCGTTAACAGTACCGTTTGAAATGAATCGTTCCGCCGGGAATGATGAAATCGTGCTTGATTGGTCGGATCTATTGACTGTTAATACTTATGATTCAATTACTATTGCTGAAGATGATACTGAAGAAACGCCAGCACCGTAGGAGTATAATGTCAATTCCAGCAAAGATTTCATATAATGTTAAATGGCCGAAGAAGCTTGTAGATCGCGCAAAGAAAGGAGGGACTTTTTCGCGTGGAATACCATGGATAGATAAACGTGTGCTTAAACGTGTAGGTAATTTAATGGTTAAAGAAGTAAGAGATAATATTAGATTATCCAGAAGTATAACAGGCGGTAATTTAAAAGCATTATCGCAGAAAAGAAAAGATAGAAAGAGTAGTCAAGGTATGCCGTATCCAAATACTCCGTTAAGAGCTTGGGGCACACTTTATCGTTCTATTTATTATTCTAAAACAAAATCAAGTGAAGACAATGTAGTAGTAGCTATAAAAAAAGTAGGTAAATATGGTACTAAAACAATTATTAATGCACAAGAACTTGCAGCAACACAGCAAAGCGGATCGTATGGTGGACCCCCAAGATTGTTTTTTGGAATAAGTAATAAATCTAAAAAACTAATTAAGAATCTTATAAAGCGTGAATTTTTAGTAAAATTTCGCCGGGCAGAATTAGTAAGACAATCTCCGCGACAACGGTAACTAATTCTGAACGTGCAAACAAGGAGGTAAGTAATGATTAGACCTATCAATGTAGGTGAGACGATCGAGTATGTTCTCAAAAGTGACAAGAAAGATCCTACCATATGGATTATTGGAATACTTGATTCATTGGTAAAAACAAGGTTGGCCGATCTTGGTACTATTTATCGATATAATCCTGAAGCGCCAAAAGATTCTGTAGCAGAAACACGTATGAATATTGCCGAACAGGATTTTGAGTTCGTGAAATTCGGGCTCAAAGGGTTCAAGAATTTTAAGGACGCTAAAGGATCAGAAATAGCATTTAAGACAGAAAAAAAGACGCTTGGTAATACTGAATATGATGTCGTTAGTGATGAAACGATTAAATATATTCCACGAATAGCGATAACTGAAATAGCGAAAAAGATAGCGGAAGAAAACATTATTTCAGAAGATGAAGAAAAAAACTAATAATGGCGGTTTGGCTACCTCGATTTCGGTTAGACTGCCATAAATGTACATTATTGCAGAAACGATCTCGGGGTTGTGAAGCTGAAGCTGAGCAACCCTTTTTTATAGAGGTCAATGGAGAGAAAGAAGTATTAAAAAATTGTCCGATAAGATTAGTTGCTCCATTAACAGTTCGGATAATGCAGCTTTACAGGTTTTATAAACAAGGCTTCTTGCCTAATACAGGCGGGATCCTGCAGCAATCATCTGTGTTATTAACAGCTTTTGATATTATAGAAAATGAAGTCGAGAGAATAAGGGAGAAAGAAGATGCCGGGTCCCACTAATCAAGAAATTAAAGTACATCTTGGATTAATAGATAATTTTACTCCTCAAGCAGTAAAAAATACTAAAGTCGTATATGACGCTTACGGTCAAATATATAAACGAATTGAGAAAGTTTCTAAGGTACATGATAAAGCCGGGAAGATTTCTCAAGAAACTGCTAAAAAAATGGTTGCAGCTAGTAAAAAAGCACAACGACAACATGAAAAACAAGCAGCTGGATATGTTAAAGGCGTCGGGAAAATGCGTGGTCATACAGCAGGACTTACAAATGCAATAGGTAAACTTCGTAATACTTTTCTTTTGGTTGCATTTGCGCAGCAGACAGTAATGCGTCTTATCTTACCGGCCATTAAAGCTTCACAAGTCCAAGAGGAAGCCGAAGCTCGTTTAGAAAATACAATTAGGGGAACTACCGGTGCGACAGACGCACAAATCAGATCATTAAAAGCTTTGGCTAAACAATTACAGCAAACCACAACATTTGGCGATGAGCAAATTATTTCAGCTCAAGCTATGCTCGCGTCTTTTAAATTAAATACCAGCGAGATAAAACGAATTACACCGCGCCTTTTAGATTTAGCGTCTATGGTAGAAAAAACTAGCGGTAAACAAGCTGACTTGCAGGAAGTAGCAAAAGCATTAGGTAAAGCGTTTACCGGTCAAACCGGCGCGTTATCCAGATGGGGTGTAGTATTATCAGATTCAACAAAAAAATCAGGCGGGTTTAGTGCTATATTACAGGATATTGATGCGAATGCTAGCGGGTTAGCACAAGGTATGGCAACAACTTAT